CTTCATCAGTCACCCCGAATAAACGACCGTTGACACCGTCAACCGAAAATATATCAGATACTCCAGTATCATCATTGGTAACCGTAAGAGCGCCACTAACGTCTAAGTCTCCACTAATAGTAGAGGAGCCAACGGTAATTCCACTCTGTGAGGTGTTCCCTTGGGTGAGAACTTCATCAAGTGTTTGATCGTCGGTTTCTGTAGAGAGCGGTGTATAACCTAAAGCGTCAATAACTTCAGCGCTCGTAATACCAGTAAGAACGGTATTACCACCCATCGTAATACTTTCTTCAACAGTAAGATCACCCGTCTTAATATCTACTCCACCCTCAAAATCAATAAATAAAGTATCAGAAGCGTCAGATTCTTTTGTTCTATTATTGCTATCTGTAAGATATGTTACTCCACTATGCTGAATCGTTGCATAAGAACCAAAAATATGAGAATTATCAGCCCCAGAAATAATATTCCCAACACCAGCCCCAACAAATGAATTGTCAGATCCAGTAATTGTGTTGTTTTGACCTCCAAGAGTAATGCTATAATCTGAATACCAAATATCATTACCAGAACCACCAATAACACCTGCAAAATCACTACCTGAAATTAAGTTGTCTACACCTGCACCAATAAAATCAAAATCACCAGAAATGGTATTCCTGATACCCATGATAACAGCAGTTCCCTCTGAATAGGTTCTATTCTCATTACTGCTTCCGACCTCTTGATCTGGCCCTATAGCTAATGAATAACTTTGCTGTTTTGTATACGCATTACTATTAATCCATTGGTTTTCAAGAAATGCTTCGGCACTACTATCTTCCGTAGGGTCTTCGAAGGTCATTCTTTGGCTGCTATCTTGCACCCCAGTAACCCTTAACCGCCCTCCAATAGTAGCATTTCCGCTAACAAAGAAACTACCATCATATACATCTAAATTACGACTATTATCAACAATAACCTGAGTGTCTGAAACCAATAAACCTATTGATGAATTAGTTTCAAAACCTATCTGTGTGCTTTGTAATTTGACTTGAGTCCCACCTAATTTAGTGGTAACATACATATTACTACCATCATAGTCAAAACCAAGACCGTCAGAAGATCCAGTTTTGAATACCCCGTAAGGTGTATAACCGTCATTATCAGCATTAAAGTAAAGGTTACCACTACGGATATTTAAATTGTTTGAGGTGATATCAATACCCTGATTTGTTGTTCTACCGTTTTGGGTTACCTGCTCTAAAGTTTGTGATTCTGCTGTAAGAAAGTCTCCAGTATCGTCTTTGGTAATATATTGATTTGTAGCAATAGGGTTATCTTCAAAAGTGTATGGCCCTACACTCCAAGACGCTCCAGAACCAAGATTACCATAAGGTACATAATGTAAGTATACAGGACTATCATTGGGAAGCACACCTTCATTTATATCAAAAACCTGAACCGATTGGTTAGTTATACTACGTGAAAATACTGGGTTCGGATTAATCTGACTAGCAAATGCGTCAGAACTACTTGAACTATAAACCTCAATCCTATCAAAAGATGTGTAACCAATATCATTGTTAAATGTAACGACACTAGTTAAAGCTCCAGTTTGGCCACTAGAGTTTACAGCTGTTTTGCTGCTTTGAGATGATGAATGGGAAGTTGTACCTGTAGAGTCTTGAACTTCAATACCGCTGATTTCAGGAACATTACCGTAAAAATAAAACTCTGATGTATAAGATTGTCCCGTTTCAGAGAGTGTTATTTTTATACCAAAATCTTTTGTGTATTGACCAAAAACATTTATATTATCATACTCAGTGAAAGTGAAAACGTTAGATTTATAATCAGTGAGGAAGTCTTGGTATTCAACACTTCCATCAAGATTAAGTATGTCTACACTAACACTACTAACATAACTATTAGCCAAGAACTCAGTATTATTTAATACCGATCCACTAGTTCTATCCAAAATATCTAAATCGACAGTGACAGCCTTATTAAGATGGACACCGCTACCTGTACTCGTTAAAGTCAAATCAGTTTGATCGACTGTAAAAGATGGCTGGAATTCGTATAAAGGCATTTATCTAAATGTTATGTTGTTTATGAAAGATTTGTCAAACTCTTCTAATTCTGTATAAAGTACAAATGTTCTTAATGTGGAAAAATCTGAGTCTATAGTTTTAGTGGAACCTGTAGAAGACCCAACAGCTTTTACACTCAAAGAGTAGTTACCTATAGAAGATAAATTATCAAATTTCACAAATTCATTTGATATTCCTGTTGATGAACTGCCTCCGTTTGGATATCTTAAAATAGCCTCATAGCTAGTCTTCGATGTTACTTCATCCCAATCACCACTAATATAAAAAGTATCTGTTTCTGTTCCTTCTCCAGTAGTAATAGATAAGTTTTCTGGAGCGGATAATCCTGTGTATATTGTGTCGCCAATTTGGGTTGCGACATTATAATCATATGTATTTTCTTTTCTATCTAAAGAAATATTATTTTCAATCAAAGAGAATTTACCAGTTTCAAATTTAGCCGCAGATACTAAGTATTCATTTGGACTATTTTCTTTAATAGAGTCAATCTTATATAAAACATCATCTGCATCTTTTAAGTCGAATCTATACGGACTACCAAGCTTAATGAACTGTAGGTAGTCTGGGCCATCTACGCCGCTAACAAAACTAAAACCGTCTCCTGTTCCAACCTGCCCTGTAACATTTAAAGTTACAATTTGAGGCTCTGAATTAAGTGTAATCTCTGATTCTAATATTCCTCTAGCATTTAAAACATTGAGATCACCGCTAAAGAATCCTGAAATATCAATCTCTGGCGTAACTCTTTTATCTGCATCACTACTGGAGTAAGTAGAAACGATACCAGTATTTAATTCAGCTAGATTCTGAACACCTGTTGACTTAGCTACAAAATCTCTATTTGCTTCTTCAAGACCTGTTGCAAATGTCCAGCCTGTGTAATCTGTACCAAAGTAAAGCATATTATCTCCAGTACCTGTGTACAAAGCGTATTCAGAAAATGTAGTTAAATCCTCAATATCAGAATCTGAATAACCACTTCTATACCCCGAGAAATTATACAACCCAGTATAAATATCATCAAAATCAGAATTTGTTGATACACCAGTAATAGTAAAAGTATCTGTTCTAGATCTTTTCTTACCCGCTATATCACTTAGTTCATCAATTGAGCTTTCTCCTGTAGGGTTATAAACTGTTAATATACCCGTCATGGAGCTACTAGAGTAAGGACCACTTAACTGGATATATTCATTATCAACATCAACACTAAGAACTTTACCAAAGTTAGATTTTTCGTTCTTTAAATCATCGTCAACAATAATAAGATCCCCGGGTTGACACAGTAAGGCCTCTAAACCAGAAGTAAATACAACTCTTTGATTTTCTTTAATTGTTCTATAAATTAAATGCTGACCAATTCTTCTGGCCATAGATCTAGAAGTAACACCTAAACCATCAATCCTTTTCTTGAAAACACCCCTGCTTCTAATATCCTCTTCGTCCTCAATAACCTCAACTTTTGGAGTAAAATTTTCAAACCTATCTAAATAAGAAACCTCAACTGTATTAAATTGCTGATCTCTTCTTAAGTTTGAGTAATTAAAAACCCCATCTTTTACATTGTTGTTGCTGAATGTGGCTATAGGAGATTTAATTCTCTCATCAGCAAATGAAACTTCTGAAGCCCTGAAAAATGTTTGACCCCTGAATAATTTTGATATAAGTTGTATGGAATCAAAAACTTTCTCATCGCTTTTAAAAATGATGTTACAAGAATATCTAGGCTCTAAGCCTCCTCTGCCATCTGGAACGCCTTCAAAGTCACCGTTTGAGTCTACAGCGTCACAAAACCTACCAATCTTATAAAGCTCCCATTTATTGATATCGTCTAACTCGATATATCTACCCAAACCATATCTAGTGTTTGTTAGTAGGTCATATAAAATCCAAGCTGGATTGTCAGTCCAACCCGTTTGAAATTCTCCTCCCCAATCACCTTTGTATATAGATTTACTTTCTTCCGAAGCATTTTCAAATTCAGCCACGGTATCGTAATATCTTTTATCTTCCTTTCTATGTGTTAGTTCTGTTGGAAAATAATTGTCTGGAATCTGAACTTGTTTTAATCTAACATCAAATGATCTTTGAGGCGCAGAAGAAAAACTTTTAGAATCTAATTTTGTCCCTATAATAGCAGAGAATGGATAACTTAAATTGACAGGGATAATCTCCGTGACCTTATAAAAAATTAATTCTTTGGATATTAAAACGGAAAATGTTTCTGTTGATATTTTTGTTACTTTGACATACCTTTTTTCTGGAGAAGAATAAGAGTTGTTTGTTGAGTAGTCATTAACTCTTGGAAGTGGGAAAGGTGTAGATAAATCTGCGCTACCACTTAAATTTTGAACATCTCTAACGTGTTTATATTGTTCTGGACTATCTGTATTGCTAGGATTGCCTATATCAAGAAGGGTTGCTCCTTCTATGAGTGCCGCAATCCTATAGGTTTTTGTAAGCGTTGGTTGAATTAATCCATCAGGTAAAACCTTACCGACTTCAATCTCAACATTCATAATAGCTGGTAATTTATCCCCTACTTTAAAATCAGAGTCAGTTGTACCATACTGCTTCTCAACAGTATCAAAGAGGGAGTCTATTTGTAATGTAACAAAAACCTCAGACACATTTGGGTTATTGACATAATAAGTAATTGGCGCAGCTTTTTCTTCTAGTAGATATTCTTTATTTTTTGCATTCCACGAAGAGAAATCTTTACTAACTTGAACACGTTGATTGTCATTACTACCTTCATTAATTGGTAAGCCATTTTTAAGGGTAATGTAACTTTCTGGACCATCATACCCAGCATTATCCATGCTTAAACTATCTCTTTTATCGTTTATATTTCTTTTGATTCTTTGGACCTGCCCAGAAGATTTAAAAGGTCCATAAACGTTTTTATTTACAACCTTGTCAATATGAACTTTATTAAAGAAACGAAACGGAGATTGATACTCTTCACCTTTTCTAGATTCAATTAAAACATTGTTGTAGTTATATTTGGAATCATCAGTATTATTTTTTACTTCAGCGACAGTTAATTTAGTGACTTTTTTTAAGTCCAACAATATGCTTTTAATATCAAACTTGCTTGTTTTTACTCCTTTCTTTTTTTTCGGAGGGTTAAATAAACTATAATTATTTTTTACAAAAATAAATGAAGCCCCTAGTATATCTGCACTTTGGTCGAGGTTGCCATCGGCATCGCAAATCGGGATCAACAAATCAATATAATTTGAAGTTTTGAAGATTGGTGAGTATTTACCATTAGACTCAGTAGGGATGACACAAACCTCTTTTTTGTTATTGAATTTTACCGCTCCTATATTATTTAATACGTCCCTATCGGGGAAATAAACAGCCATGTAACCGCTTCTATAGTTTTTTTCAAAAAACCTTTTGTAAAGATCCTCAGCGCTAGCGTTTTTCCAATTATCAGAGCTGAAAGCTTTGTTCATTTTTTGCTCTATAAGACCTCTCATAAACGAGTTTTGATCTTGCCCACCTTCTGAAATTGGACCATAACTATCCCAAACTTTTAAAATTTTTTCAAAAAACGAAATCCCTGAAGTATAATTTCTATATTGAACATCACCTATATCAGTATCATTTGCATCGTCGAACTTTTCAGCAAATAAAAAATCAGCGTGTCTAGCAAACCCCGCCTTCAGATAACTCGCTCTATCAAACTTATAATGATTATCACTATAGAAACCAACAAAAAAATCAGAATCATCCATTGATTCATTATTTCTAAACAATAAAGCGTATCTATAACGATAATATTTACTTTGCCCAAGAAAACTAAAATTGTTTTCAGTGTCTTGTGTGAAACTTAGTCTCTGCTGTCCAGCTCTAAATGGCAAATATTCCCCAACTAAATTTTGATAAGTGACCACAGTAGTAAAAAGCTGACTTCTTGCAAGTAATCCATCAGGATTATATCTACCCGCAGACTCAACAACGCTAGCCCCACCCTTATCTTTTACCTTTACATTTTGAAATGTTGTTATGTTTTTAGATACACTTCTTCCATCAGAAGCGGAAGATTGGGATTCTGGATCTTGATCAGATTCAACAGAGACAGAAACTGGAGTCCCGTCTAAATAAACACCCCTAGATAATTCACTTTCATCCAAAAGATTACCTTTAGTATCTACCAAACCTTCAATCGGCCCATCTGATATTAAGTCTAAAGTCTCCATATAACTAAAAGAAGACCCAAATTGGAAATCTCCTATTTTGGGA